GGACCGCCGTACCGGAGCAGGTCAAGAAGCAGTTTGACGCGGGCGATCTCGGGTCGAAGCTCTCGGTCGCGCACCTGATCACTCCACGCCACGAGGGGACGCCGGGCTTGGCCCCTAACCGCAAGCCGGTCGCATCGGTCTACTGGCTCTGCGATACGGGCGGCCTAGACCACCACGGCAGGACGGGCAAGCTGATGGGCACGCTGGGCTTCGACCGCAACCCGATCTCGGCCTCGCGGTGGGACGTGCTGGGGGAGAGCGTCTACGGGCTCAGCCCGGGCATGGACGCAGCACCGGACATCCGCGAGCTGATGGCCAAGCGCCGCGATTACGCCGAGATGCTGCGTCGGGTCAACCGCCCGACGATGAACGCGCATACCGACCTACGGCGCTCGGGTTTCTCGCTCCTCCCCGGCGCGGTCAACTTCATGACCGATCCCGGCAAGGGGCTGGTGCCGACCTTCCAGACTGACCCGGCCTTCAACGCGCTGAGCGTCGACATCAACGAGACCCGCGAGCGCATCTGGTCGGCGCTGTACGCCGACCTCTTCATGATGATCTCCAACCTCGACCGTCGGCAGATTACCGCGCGGGAGATCGACGAGCGGTCCGAAGAGAAGCTGCTCGCTCTTGGCCCCGTGGTCGAGCGGCAGCAGTACGAGAAGCACGGTCCCCTGCTCGAGTTGGTCTTCAACTACATCGTCGACACTGGCCGCGCGCCGGAGATGCCCAAGGAGCTCAAAGACGAAGACATCGACATCGAGTACACCTCGATGCTGGCGCAAGCCCAGCGCGCCGTCGAGACCGGCGGTATCGAGCGGCTGTGGGCTTTCGCGGGCAACATCTCGGCGGTGAAGCCGGATGTCCTTGACAAGCTCGACGCTGACCAGAGCATCGACGAATACGCCGAGATGATCGGCGTACCGAGCGGGATGGTGCTGGCCGATGAGAAGGTCGCCGAGCTGCGCCAAGCCCGGATGGCCGAGCAGCAGCGCCAGCAGCAGCTCGAGACGATGGCAACGATGGCACCAGCGCTTAACCAAGGGGCGCAGGCCGCCAAGGTGCTGGCCGAAGCAGATAGCCCGCGCGGTCCGAACCCCGGCGACATCCTGCGCCGCATCGGCGCGTCGCCGGGAATTTGAGGGGTTGAATGAGAGAGCCAGACAGTGATATGGTCTCAGATGACGCAGAGCAAGCCCGCGAGGACTTGACCAGCGTACTTAGGACACTGGAAGGGCGGCGCTTCGTGCGGCGTCTTTTGACGGAAGCCGGGCTGTACGAGCTATCCCCGCGAGGGCTAGACCCGCAGCTCGTGCTTTACAAAGCGGCCCAGCGAGACCTTGGTCTGCTGATCGTCGCGATGGTGAACGACGTCGACCCCCGAGCGTTCGTCACCTTGACAAGGGAAGCAGCCGAGGACGCAGCACGCGCCGAGGCGGACAACAAAGGGGGACCCCAATGAAAAAGTGGCTGGAGCGATTTCTTCGAGCGCCTGCCGACACCGATGGCGGCGGCGCAACGGATGAAGCGCCGCCCGACGTACTGAGCGGAGGCCCCGCGCCGGAAGGCGACGCAAAGCCTGAAGACGACGCAAAGTCCGAGGGCGACGCAAAGTCCGAGGGCGACGCAAAGCCCGAGGGCGACGCAAAGCCCGAGGGCGACGCAAAGCCCGAGGGCGACGCAAAGCCCGAGGGCGACGCAAAGCCTGAAGACGCGGTGCCCGAGGGCGACTACGTCTTCGAGCTGCCCGAGGGCATGGAGATCGACGCAGCGATGGCCGAGGCCGCGCAGCCGGTCCTCAAGGAGCTCGGGCTTACCACTGGCGCGGCGAACAAGCTCGCCGGGGTGCTCGCGACCGTCCGTCAGGCCGAAGCTGATGCGATCGTCGAGGACTACGTCAAGCGGCAGAACGGCTATGTGAAGACGGCCAAGGCGGACCCGGAGATCGGCAACGAGCACTGGGACAAGTCAACCGCGCAGGCGAACCAAGCCCTGCAGAAATTCGGAACCCCTGAGTTGGTCGCCGCTCTTCGCGAGCACGGCCTGCAGAACCACCCGGAGATGATCCGCTTTTGCAAGCGGGTCGGTCTCCACACCGCCGACGACGTGCCCGACCCGGGTGCGCACGTCGACACGTCAGAAGTTCCTCCGGAAGCCCGGTGGTACGGAAAGACCACGTCAACGACTAAGAACAGGGGGTAAGGATGGCCACCATTGGCAACACCTATCTGACGCTCGCGGACCTTCGCAAGCAGCAGAACAAGGACGACGAGATCGCCGACATCATCGAGATCATGGCTCAGCAGAACGAGATGCTGGGCGATGCGCCGACGATCGAGTGCAACGAAGGCAACACGCACCTGACCACGATCCGTGCGGGTCTGCCGTCGCCCACTTGGCGCAAGCTCTATCAGGGCGTGCAGCCCACCAAGGGCACCACCACGCAGGTCCGCGACGCGACCGGCTACATGGAAGACTGGTCCGAGATCGACGCCAAACTCGTCGAGAAGGCGAAGAACCCGGCGAAGTTCCGCATGAATGAGGGCAAGGCCCACATCATGGGGATCAGCCGTGAGGTCGCGACGCAGGTCATCTACGGCGACACCGCGTCGGACCCGGAGAAGTTCACCGGTCTGGCCGCGCGCTACAACGACCCGACCGCCGACAACGGCAACCAGCTCGTCAACGGCGGAGGCGTGGGCTCGGTCAACACTTCGATCTGGTTCGTGACTTGGGGCGAGCAGTCGACCCATCTGCTGTACCCGGAGGGGTCGCCGCTGGGCATCCAGCGCGAGGACAAGGGCAAGACCACCAAGGAAGTGACCGACGGCTCGCTCTACGACGTCTACCGCGAGAAGTTTGGCATGGACATCGGTTTGTCCGTCCGCGACTGGCGTCACAACTCCCGCATCTGCAACGTCGACGTGTCCACGCTGACCAAGAACGCTGCCACCGGCGCGGACCTGATCGACCTGTTCATCGAGGCGCTGTACAAGCTGGACAACCCGAACATGGCCGGGGGCAACCTCGTCATCTACTGCTCGCGCACGATCGCGAAGTTCATGCACAAGCAGGCGATGAACAAGTCGAACGTCCAGCTCACGCTGGAGCAGTTCGGCGGGCGTACGATCCCGGCGTTCGCGGGCATCCCGATCAAGCGGATGGACGCGATCCTCGAGACCGAAGCCACGATCACCGGTTTCTGATCGACCTGACGCGCTCGGCCAGCGGGTAACCGCTGGCCCCACACCTTAAGGAAAAGGAGAACCACATGCTTTTTGACAAGCAGAACTTGTTCTCGGACGCGCAGGCGATCACCGCGACTGCCGCCTCGACGAACGTAATTGACTTTGGCGCGCCACAAACGCCAAAGCACGCGGCCAACGCGATCACCCGGGATATCGGCAAAGGGCGCAAGCCCGATCTCCGTATCCAAGTGGTCGAGGCCTTCAACACCCTGACCTCGCTCACTGTGGCGGTTCAGGTCGACAACGACGAAGCCTTCGGCTCGCCGACCACGGTCATGGATATGGTCATCCCTCTGGCGTCACTGACGCGGGGCAAGGTGGTCCTGCCGCAACTGGTGCCGCTTGGCAGCAATGAGCGGTACATGCGGCTCTACTACACCGTGACCGGCTCGGCCCCGACGCTGGGCAAGATCACGGCGGGCTTCGTGTTCGGGCATGAGGAGATTGATCTGTGACCAAGATGATCGTCACCGAGACCCAGAACGGCTACCTTGGCTCGTACCGGAAACCGGGCGACGTCTTCGAGATCGAGGAGCACCAGTTCGCTGACAGGTGGATGTCGAAAGGCTCCACCGTGGTCAAGCGGGCCGTCCCGTCGGACGCCCAACGCGCCCGACAGGAAGCGCTCGCAGCGGGCGGCCCATCCGCTGCGCTGACGACCGCGCTAGCAGACCTGCGCGAGGCGGGCGAGCGCGAAGCTGCGCTCCTCGCGCGCATCGCCGAGCTGGAAGCAGCGCTCGGCACCGTCGCAACGACGCAAGTCGCTGCGGAGGCAGAGAACCCGGCGGAGGCCGCTGGTGATGAGCAGACGGCAGCGTCTTCGACCGAGGAGCCCCCGGCGACAGCGCCGGTTCAGCGGGTCCGGCGCACGCCGGTAGCGCGCTGACTTGACAGAGGACGGGGGCGCGAGAGCGCCCCCGGCACTTTCACCCGTACGAGGAACAGATGGTCACGAAAGTAGGCTTGGCGAACATGGCACTGGACCTGCTGGGGGTCGGCAATATCGCCAGCCTTGCGGAGAGTTCTGTGGCCGCGCGCAAAGTGAATGCCCGCATCGACGACGCGATCCTCGCCGCTCTGGCGATGTCCGATTGGACCTTCGCCCGCAAGATTGCAGCGCTGGCCGAGGTTACCAACGATGACTGGGATCAGCGCTACGAGTTCAAGTACGACCTCCCGAACGACCTTCTGGCCGCCATTCGGATCGTCCCCGAGATCGACGCGCCCAACCAACTCCCCGTTTCTTACGCGCTCGCGAACGGCGCGCTGTACACACACGAGCCCGAGGCGCGACTGCAGTACACCTACACCAACACCGACGTGGGGTCGTGGCCGATGTCGTTCACCGAGACGGTCGCCGCGTACATCGCCCGCGCGGTGGCTTACCCACTGACGCTGAAGCGGCAGCATTTCATCGACATGAATGCAATCTTTAACGAGCAGCTCGGAACAGCGATCGCGCAGGACGCGGCGCAGGAGCAGACTTTCTGGGCCTACCCGTCTGAGTATCTCGAGGCGCGCGGCGCGTCGTCGCGCAATGGCGATGGCCGGGGCGTCGATGGCTCCACGTATTGGACAAGCTGATGCGCGCGTTTCAGGGTAACTTCAACGGCGGCATCATCGGGCCGGGGATGTACTCCCGGACCGACGTCAGCAAGTTTCAGGTCGGCGTCAAAGACGCGGTCAACGTACTGGTTAGGCCAGAGGGCGGCCTTTTCAATCGCGGCGGTACGCGCGTCGCGACCGGCTACGACACCTCGACCGTCGATGGCAAACAGCGGCTGATCCCCTTTGAACTGAGTGACGACGCCCGGTTCATGCTCGAGTTCGGGGACGCGGTCATGCGCGTCATGTTCGAGCAGTCTTACGTCCTGAACTCCACGATCGGCGGACGCCCGATCACATCGGTGTCGGCGGCCAACCCGGCCAAGATCGTTATGGGGTCAGGTGCGCACGCGGCGGCCTTCACCGTGGGGCGGCTGGCCTACTTCACGGACCCGAACGGAACCTCGGTCTTTGATGGACAGGTCGTCGAGATCACCGCGATCTCGGGCACCGACGTCACCTTCAAGATCGTCGGCGGCGTCACGGTGGACACAACGACCGGGGATTGGGGCACGGTCGGAGCCAGCGCTCTCCTCTATCAGGTGTACGAGCTGGCTTCCCCGTACGCGATAGAAGACCTGCCGCATCTCGTGGTGGCCCAAGACCTCGAGACACTCTACATCACACACGCGAGCTACGCCCCGCGCGCGCTGACGATTACCGCAGCCGACAACTGGGCCTTCTCGGTCTTCAGCGCCGCGCCCTCGATCAGCGCGCCGGGCTCGCCTGTGGCCGTCGCCACAGTCGGCGCAGGCGCGATCACCTACAAGTACAAGGCCAGCGCGATCTCTTCAGAGACCCGCGAGGAGAGCCTGCCCTCGGCGGAGGCGACGTGCACGAACGACCTCGATGCCGTCGCGGGAAACAAGAACACGTTCAGTTGGGCGACTGTCTCGGGCGCGTCGAGCTACAAAATATACAAGGATTTCAACGGCATCTTCGGATACATCGGCATCACCGAGGCGTTGACCTTTGTCGATGA